ACCTGTAGTTTTGAATGGGGACTAACCACTGATTATGGTGAGACTACTACTGGAGAAACTAAAAACACAGGTGAAACTTTTTCTGCTGGTTTAACCGATTTGGTGCCTGGCACAACCTATCACTTTAGGGCTAAGGCTGTTAATACCAATGACACTTACTATGGTGTTGACCTGACCTTTGTAACTGTTGGTACTGTCTATCCATCTGTGTCCACTACCAGAGTTAGTAGTTTGGTTCACCGTTGGGTTCCAGGCAGTTACACCCTAGAGATGGTATTGGGAGGAGTAACATCCGAGTTTGGTTTAACAATTCCAACAGGTAAGCCAGCCCCAACTATACCAACACTTCCTAGTTGCCAACCAGATGAAGTGTTAACTTGGTCACTGGAGAAAGGCTACTACTGTATGCCTAGAGCAGATATTCCTCCAGAGGAGTTAAGGGCAGGTAGATAATATGGGCAGAGAGAAAACAGGAAAACGGTATAAGAGCTTTAATGACCTAGAGAGAAGGTGGCCTAGGATACCAGCGGGTATGTTGCAACAAATATTATTTACAGCCAGGCTACCCATAGGAATATATGGAACCACTATGTACGGAATGTGTGCTTATGGAATACAGTATGGCTACTATGGTGTAGGCAGTTACAACGATTGTTATTACCAATCTGCACCTGACGGAGTCTATGGTTTTAGCTATTATGATAATTGTATTTATTAAAGGAGGTGGATTATGGGAACAGGAACAGCAGTAGCAGCAGGTGAGTTAATCACCCATACCAAGATGAATTTGAAGTTGGAGAATTACAAACTAATAGATGATGAGGAATTGGTATTTGGCACAGGTGAGGATTGTAAAGTAGATTTTGATGGTACCAATATAGTCATCACTCTGGATTCACAGTTCAATTTCAAATGCACAGGTGGAGATTTTTGTCTGGACACTGTGACGGACACTGACAATGTTAGGTTGAATAGTAGGGATTATGAGGCTACTAGTGGTGACATGACTGCCGTACAGAGTAAACCCAACATCAGTGTAGGTGGAACTACAGGTGTAACTGGGATTGAGGTCTCACCCAGATTTGCTGATGGTAAAGCTGGTAGCAAGATAGTTGGGATTATGTCCAATCCTATACTCAAAGGAACCACTGGAAACCTCAGTAGTGCTATGAGATGTTATGAAGGCAAGCTGGAAAGTGATTCAGGCTCCACAAGGGTATTGGCAGAAGCATATGTCCTCCACTGTATGCAGGCTTTACACGGCACAGTTACCACTGGACCTTACTGTATCGCTGTTGATGCTGGTGGAGGTAATGTGGCTTGGTCAGGGTTTGCCAAACTGCCAGATGATAACCAGGTAGCAAATGATGGTGATGACAAATCAGGTGGTACTAAAGGTTGGATTAAGGTAATGATTGGCTCAAAAACTGGCTATATCCAGGTTGAAAATCTAGCATAGGAGGTAATTATGGAATTGGATATAAAAGCAGAATTACAAAAACAGATGGAAGATGTAGCGACCCTTGATGCACAATTACAGCAGTTACAGGCACAGAGGAAACTTGTATTGGAGGAGTTGTATAGGAAGCAGGGTACTATACAATATCTACAGCGGTTGGATGGTGAGAATGAACCTGAAGCAGAGGTAAAGGATGATAAACATACCACCGCTTAGAGAGGCTGACACTCCTAGGAAATATAAACTGGTCAAGCCTGAACTAGGACTAGAGGCTATAGTTAAAAGGCTGGAAAAAGCCTTCAGCCAACCTATAGATACTAGGAAACCAAGGTTCCCTGCTGTGGGTGAGGATATAGCCTATAAGGTTAGGAGGTAAATTATGGCATTCTCTACGAGATACATTGATGAGTATCGGACTGAGTTAAGAATAGACCTAAAGGACTCAGGAGCATTATGGTCTGATGCCGAATTAGATAGAAGTGTGCAAAGGGCTGTAGATGACCTTAGCAGATTTTATCCACTAGAGGCTATCTATGAGTACACCATAGACTATACTGTAACTGATGAAGCCTCCACTGCTCCTGCTGTTGGAACCTGGATGGATTTAGCTTATAAACCTATTAAACCTGAATCAGAGACCATTACTACTTCTGGTGGAGGTAGTACCTATATCAGGGATACTGATTATACTATGGACTATGCTAACGGTAGGTATACTATTATCTCTGGTGGTAACATTAATGAAAGTGCTAGTATTAAGGTTAGCTACACTAAGTCCAAGCTAGGTGTTGACATATCAGCTATAATAGCCGACATGATAAGGATAGTTAGGGTTGAATATCCAGTTAGTCTGGTACCTCAACAGTTTGTCTCCTATAATGTCTGGAACGATTTTATGTATGTTGGTAGCAAGATGACTGGACAGTCCCAAGAAAATCTGACCAACAAAAAGCATATAGCCATTTACTATGAAAAGTGTCATACTGCTCCATTAACCACTGCTGCTCCTAGTTATCCAGCCTTCCTGGATGAGGTCATTTGTATTGGTGCTGGAGCATATGCCCTGCTGATGATGGCATTAAAGTATGAACATCAGGCTATAACGGATATAGCCTATGTGGACACAGCATTGGATAAGGTAACTACTGAAATGACTGCTTTGGATGATGAATTAACCTCAGCTGCAGGTGTTTGGGCTGGTGGTGAAAGTGATGCTTTGGCTGATATAACCGCTGCCCTAAGCGATGCTACCAGCTTCTTAGATGACGGTGATGATTTTATTAATACTGTTAATGTTGGTGACAATGTTCCTGAACTTTACAGGGACTACGCCAATGTTCAGGTAGCAGCAGCAGAAAGAGCCTACTTGGTGGTTAGAGCCTATGAGCAGAAAAGAGCTGATTTCCTCACCGAGGCAGCTAGATATGTGGACAAAGCTGATGCTTGGAATGGTGAGGCACAAAATCGAATAGCCAATGCTGGACTGTACCTAGAGATAGCTACTAGGTGGAGGCAGGAAGGTTTAGAAAGACGTAATGAGTTCTGGTCTATCCTAAGGGACAAATCAGAGTACCGCAAGAGGTTAAGTAGTACCCCAGCAAAACAGCCAGCCTAGCCAGGAATGTGGCTCATAGGCTGGGAGGTTCCCAGAGTGGCAACAATGGGAGCCTCTATTATTCCCACCTGTCTAGGTAGCGTATTTCCATTGGTGTATGGAATGGTGCTATATGTTCCAATGGCTTAAACCTATAATCAGGAACAAACCCATCTATCAACAGTTCATCATGTACCTGCAGAACCATTGGTAAGTCCTTACAAAGTATTAACCCTCGCTTTAATATTTCTGCTGCACTCCCTTGAATAGGATAATTAACAGCCTTGCGTTGTATGTTGTCTAACCTTTCCTCATCCAATGTTGGCAGTCTAAGGTTCCTACCGAATAAGGTTCTAGCCCTATATGTCTCAGTAGCGTTGTGATGCACCGTCTCAATCCAATTTCCTACACCTGTGAACAGTTGGAACATATTTTGTTTCAATTGTTTGGCTCTATCCAAAGACCTAATGTGAGCTGTCTCCATTAAGGTTTCATCAGTGGCTCCATAGATTAAAGCAAAGTTACAATTTTTGGCTATACTCCTATCAATGTTTAGGAATTCGGCTGTAGCTTGGTGAATATCCCCACCAGTCTCGTAGATATGTAGCATCTCCTTATCCTGTGATAGATAGGCTAGTATTCTTAGTTCCAGTTGTGACCAGTCCATATCTGTAAAGATGCCAAAGTCGGGTAGTAATATGTTCCTACAGTTGGTTATATTTGATTTCTTCCCAGGTATGTTCTGCATATTCCTATCTGTGGAGCTAGGTCTACCAGTAACAGCATCAAGGTGGAAATGGGTAGTAGCCCTCTCCTCTTTAGCCCAAGGTTTAATATAGGTGGATAGGAGTTTGGAGTGATGTCTATATTGTAATACCACAGAAGCCAATGGGTCATCCATCTTTTCCAACACTTCTACGGCAGTGGATAAACTCCTTCTATGACTGCCTTTGGTAAATGGTAACTTAGTAAAGATGGAGTATGCACCTCTGTTGGCTAAAATCCATGCTACCTGTTGAGGCGAGCCAGGGTTGAATCCAGCATCATTACATAAGGAGCTATAGTAATCCACCTGTTCTTGCAACTCATCCTCAACCTGTTGCCTTCTTTCCTGGTCAATTAGTAGTCCTCTATTAGACATTTCAATCATTATAGGTATGGTCTGCATTTCCACATCCAAATAGTTATGGTCTGTATCTTCCCACAACCCATAATATAATTTGAGTGTGGCTCCACTATCCTGCATACATTTTTTAGCCATCACAGCCTGGTCAACATCTAGGGTAGTACCACCCTTAGGAATGTAGTCACTAACCTCATGTACCTCCATTTGGTGGATTGTTGTTAGGTCGATTAACTTATTAAACTTATAGCAGAGGAGTCTAGCCATTATATTAGTATCTTTGACATTGGTAGTATCCACTTCATATTCTCTTAGGGCTGATAAATCAAATAGAGCATTGTGGAATACTTTAGTTACAGAAGGGTCTTTGAGCAAATGCCAAGGAGTGGCTGGAGATGGTTCAGGGAATAAAACAAAATAGAAACTGGTTTTAGGTTTGATTGATATTCCTACACCAATGGCTATACGTTCTTTAAGGCTAATGGTTTCTACATCTACTCCTATTAGTTTAGGTGACTGTTCAACCAGTAGTTCTTTATAGATTCTGGAGTGTGGTTCTTCCTCACCCATATAATAAAAGTTGGCATTAGGGTCATGTGTAAAGTACATTATATAATACCACCAAAAATGTGAACAATAATGTCTACCGTCCAACAATTACCCAATAGTCGGTAGCGGTGTGTATCAGCAACCATAGATGTATAATCGTCTGGTAAGGTTTGCAGTCTTTCACATTCAATCGGAGTTGCCCTTCTGTTTTGTCCTATCTCCTTTATCAACTTTGGTGTTATATATGAGCCTGTAGAGTGAGCCAATTCTGTAGTAAGTGTTGGTGATTTACCTGTTGGTATGTAACCTAAACTATATCTATCAATTTTACTTTTGGCTTTGCTTGATAAATAGTATTTGGCTGGGACATCATATTCTATAATGTTTTGTATTATAATGTTCTTGTTTATAGGTTGTGTTATATTGGGAATATTTGTCCAATATAGTCTAATCCTATTCTGTGCAGAGACTAAGGTGGAATTTATTGTAATAGGTTTTACTCCTAAATAGTATGTGATAGTATCTTGGTATTGTTTTTTCATAGGTACATTTTCTAGTAGGAAATATTGTGGTTGAATCTCATCTTTTAATCGTACAAATTCAAAAAATAACATACTTCTTGGGTCGTCAAAGTTAAGTTGGTTGCCAGCATAAGAGAAGCCTTGGCAAGGAGAACCGCCAATAAGAAGGTCAATGTTAGGTAGGTCGGTTGATTTCACATTTATTACATTACCTAATTGTATGGTGTCTGGGAAGTTGTATTGTGCTACCTTGATAGCGTATTCATCTATTTCCGAAGCAAAATATAAATCATAAGGTATTCTAGCCCTACTAAGTGCAACTTGTCCACAACTAATGCCATCAAATAAACTAAGGACATTTATCATCTTATCCTCCTACTCATTATAGTCCTCCCACTATCATCAACCCTATGCCGATTATCATCCTGATTATCCTAATAGAATGGTCATGCAACCAACTCTGCTTGGGATACAGCTTAATTGATATTATCCCGTCGGTGAACAACCACATACCAGCTAGTCCTATCAGATAGTCGGTCATCTAACTCTCCTATAAATCATTATGTCCTCATCCTCTACAGTTTCTAACCCTTTGCTCCTTCTATCAGCGGTAAAGGCATGACCAGGTGCTTTCCATTTCTCCCAACAGTCTAATTCAAATCCAACCTGCCTACAGACTTTGTCCACCCATTTACTAAGGTAGGTACGTGTACTGTTATTTATCCTATCCTTAGTCACTACAGTCAGTGTGCCACCAGGATAAAGACTTTGGTAGCAGAGGTCATAAACCTTTCCCATAGCCTGGTTGAATAGAAACAGGTTAAGTTTGCTAAGGTTCCTTGGTGATTTACTATACTCCATCATTTGCCTATCAAACTCAGCAAATTGTCCATCAGAGCCTTCTTCAACCTTTCTAACCTTTTTAATGTTCATAGCTTGTGCATATGGAGGTGAGGTAATAATATGGTTGCAGGGTATAGGTAGTAACAATCTATTATCTCCATGAAGTAGTATAACCAAGTCACCAGTGCCAGGAGCTTGTCTGTTTAGCTCCTCCTTAGCCTGCATCTCTAATTGGTGATAGCCGTACTCGATTTCTATTAGTATTACCCTATGACCCTGCAAGGCTGCTATCATTAGTGTACCTGTGCCACCGAATGGGTCAAGTAATACATCACCATCCTCAGCTACATACTCTATTATAGCCTGTTGTAAATGGAAGTTCATCTTGGCAGGGTGCTTCATAACCTCTTCAGGAAAGAATAATGATTTTCTATCCTTCTGGTCTTTGGGGAATAGTATCCATCCCTCCTCATTCCTTCGGTATTCAGGAGCAAATTGTTTCATCTGTTCTTCCTACCGTGTTTATATCCATGTATGAAGGCATCCTTGAATATTTTCCTTAGTATTGTTTCCAGCCAGTTCCAATGCTCATCTGCTAATTGTTGTGGTGTCTTATTCGGCTTTGTCATTCTTCCCTCCTAACATCCATTGTCTATTACAGTTGGGACAGGTAAATACCTTACCATTATCGGGTGGAGTATGCCAGTCCAGAGGAACCTTACACTTAAAGCAGTAGGGAATGAAGGCAATAAAAGTGGCATTCCAGTCTTGTTGGATTGCTACAGCCGATTTCATTGTTTTATATGGTATAATATTGATTAAGGGTGGTGTACCTGCCAGTCCCTGTATAGTGTCAAGTCCTGGTATCCTCTCTGATTCAGGCATCCTTTACCTCCTTTTTAGGTTTGGGGAATTCTATCTTCACTCCTTCAACCTCCTTAACATCAGGTATAACAATTGCTGTTGGTGTTTGGTTATTATTTCTAAAACGGTAGAGGTGAATCAGTGTCTTGACTAGGTTAGTAAGCTCAAATTCACCAAAATAGACCTTTTGGTCTTGAGTGGTGGTTCTAGTTAATCCCTTATCCATTATATATTCCTCCCTATAGCTTTAAGAAATTTCTTAGCTCTAGCTGTACCTACCCTTTTCTCATTGACCATAACCTCAGCTAGAACCTCAGCATCCTGATTGATGCAATACCAGAAAGTTCCAAACTGTTCTATCCAAGCCTTAGCTATTTCTTCACCTACTCCACCTCCTTTTACAGCCATTAGATTATAAATGTGTGGATTCTTGGACTCTATAAATATCCTATCCTTGATATAACGTTTCAGGGTTCTGTGTTTAGTCTCCTGAGAGTTCTGGTACAATGCTACCAGTGTCATAGCTGTAGCCGTATAGTCAAAGGTTTCAACCACTGTTATTCCAGACTTGTCTAGTTGGCTTTTCCAAGCCTGTAGTCCTGTATAGCTACAGTTATATACCTTACCAGGTACCAGTATGTTTTTGTTTTTAGCTTTATGCCATGTCTGTGTGGCTAACTTTAGCCCAGCTACAGGCTCACAAATACCTTCAATGAGTAGTATGGTTTCCTCCACACTATTATCCATTTCTCTACTTAACTGTTCCTCTACCTGGTCTATGCCACCAAGCACCTCGTAGATTTGTTTTCTCTCTACCTGTACCCTGTGATTGTCCCAACAGAACCACAAGTAATCAGCAAATCCTTGACTGTTTAATCCTGGCTGTGGCATCAAGGTAGGAACAGACTGGCTGATAAGATATTCAATTTCCTTTGGTTCATGGTTATCCACTAATAAGGTCATCCTGTTTCTCCTATTCTCCTATTTGGTTAGTCTCGACTTGCTCTGAGACTGCACAGAATCGCTTTTACGCTTGTTTTTGAGCTTATGAATAGTTTAGTACAGCTTGTTAATTTCATCGTACTTAAAATCGATTTGGTGAGCTTGTTTTCCATAGCTAGGCTATTCCTTTAATCATCTTTATAGCTTGGTTAATCTTATCAAAGGTAGGTTCTTCAAACACCATACCTTCTAGTGTTTTAACCTCAGCTAGTTCAACCTTACAGAATGGTTTACCTAACTTATCATCCCAATAGGTATGGACAATAACATCAGCAGAATCTCCTAAGGTGGGAAATCCTGCACGTTCTCTTTTGCCTGTAGCAGAGTTGGCTACAGTACCATCACGTTGGGGCATAGGTTTGTACTCGTCTCTGGCATGATGAACCAGAATCAAGTGTTTGTTGTTAGCCTTAGCTTGGTATAATATACCTCTAGTCCTATTGTTTGGTTCCCTATATTCTATTTGTTGGAGTTGTGTCCTTAACGTTTTGCCATCACTACCCTTGCCAGTGTTAGGGTCTATTGGTAGTTGCCTCTCTTGTAGTTCTTGTAAATAGGCATCATCGGTTATGGTCTTGTGTAATGTGGCAGTATCAATAACTATAGAGACTACTTCAGGACTTTGCAGGTGTGTTATATATTTAGAAGCCCATCGGTAGAACAATTCCTTCATACCAACTATCATTTTGCTAGGTCTAACTTCTAATTTAGTGGGGTCGAATTTACCAAAAGTCATTGGCATTGGATAAGCCTCATACTTGATTAGTCCTTGGTCAAATTCCTGTTGAAACCTGTAAATAGCTCGTTGAAAGCCTCCAATATCAAATTCCATAAACACTAATGGCTTAGGAAATGTCAATGCTAAGGTAGTTTTACAGGTCTTGTCCTCACCCCATAACCCAAAAATCATTTCTTATCCTCCTTAACAAGCCATACTGGATGGGCTAGGTACTTTGTTAGCTCCTGGAGATTCTCTAGTATCATCCTTTGTTGTTTAAGTATTTCCTCAACAAGTGGTGGAATGGGTAATGGTTCTATTGCCGATTCTGGTACTTTACCAATTATCTCACCAGTCATGGTACTAACCTCCCTTTTCTTCTATCCTGCACTCTCTTACCAGCTTCGGTTGTAATATCATCTAGCTCCTGTGTGGATAAGGTGTTTGGGTTCCTCTTACCATATCTGTCTCGGTATAGTTTTTTAGCTTCCTCACTGATTTCCCTGTTTAGTCTTAGTTGGTCACTTCTGGTTATATGAACTCTATCCATTGGTCGACTCCTGATATAATATTCCTTTAGGACAATACCTAGCTACCTCACAATATCCTTTACACCTGGCTCCTTCCCAACATTCACGGTCATTACAAGGAATATCCCACTTGTTGGCTGATAAAGCTGTAGATAAATCTTGTTCTTTTGTCCTAAAATATTCAATGACCTTTTCAGTTTCCAACTTTTGTATTGGTATCTTATATATGTTCCTAGTTACTCCCCTACTATGGGCTACGGCTAACCCACCATCTCTAACCGTTACTTGGAGTTGCATCCTGGATACAGCTATACTTAGTTCCTCTAACATTATCCTGTAACGGTTTAACTGTAGTTCCTCATTAAATATATCAACCTCTTGAGGTATAGATTGAAACACTGGAACCATCTTAGGGTCGCCAGCCTTGCCCCACTTACCTGAAACCTTATAGACTGCTCCTGTTGGGTCGGACTTCTTGCCTATTTCAACTATGCCTAGAGCTTTGGCTACTCGGTAGCTACCCCATAGTTTATAGTCTGTGATAGCGAATGAATTGTCAGGTTCAGGCTCCAATAGGTCAAATATATCTCTATCAATGCTGAGAGGAATTTCAGCAGGTAATCCTAGCCTTTTAGCCACAATCTCCAACTCTTGATGATGTTTGATTCCAGCTAACATAAAGGCTCGACTATCAGGGTCAACAACATAGGGCTGAGTCAGCTTGAGGAATTCATACATAGTCCCATTGAGTAGTTGGGTGGTTGAAGGAACTCCATTCCATTCTCTCAGTGTTGGTAGGGTAAGGCAACGTTCACCCATTCTACATTTGGTCAAACAATCCTTAACTGTGGTTATTTCACCGTCTGGACATTTGAACCATTCTAACATTTTTAACTCCTTCCCCCGAAGGGGAGCCAGCTAGTAGCCTGCTGCGAGTTCCACGCCATCAGCTAACTGTGCACCACAAATGGTCTCTAGCAGCCCTTTCGGGTAGCTGGCAGACTTGCTGGCTCGGCTGATTTTCGCTCAGAGTCCCGATAGTTTATTCCCGCCTGTCGTAACAGGTCAGTAGCGAGTCCCTCTCGCTGAGTCCACCAGCAAGCTATTCAATTGTTAATCCTTCTTCACGTGATAAATGCCATTATCATCCTTGGTAACCATACCACTAGCTTCCATCGGTGGAATGAATGTGCCACTGATAATACTGCTGGTTAATGCTGTATCTCCCTTAACCAATGGGTCCTGGAATACTAAATTGTTCCACTCTTGTTGGGTTTTGCCGTCCAGTAGGTTGAGAGCTTGTTGGATGGGAGTTACTCCAGTCGGAGTAGCAGTTGGAGTTGGACTTGGTGTTTCAGTCGGTGTAGATGTAGCTACTCCTGAATGTGGAGTACCTCCAACACCCTCAACATAGACTACTTCCCAGGCTTCTCTAGGTGTTTCAGCCTGTTTGTCATTGTCCCACATCATATGTCCAGGTGTCATCTTCCACTCTTGAATCTTACCAATAAGGAAGTCCTGGTTCTTAGCCTGTGTTTGTGGTGCATTATCATCTAATCCTGCATTTATGATTTTGTCCATAGATGCACCTAATACTCCCATATTTGACTTGATGCGATTAGAATGCATCATGGATATTTGGGTTATTGGAAATGGATAGGGCTCGGCAGACTCAAATACCTCTAGCTCACTGAAGTTATAATTTATTTCCAATTTGGCTTGTGGCATATTGCCACGTTGAACCATACTACCAGTGATAGAATCTAGTTTGCCTCTGAAATGTCTCAGTGGTGAACGAAATCCTCCTACCTCAAATCCTCTTGTCTGTAGTTGTGCTAGTACCTGTTGTGATGTTAGTTCGGTCATTTGTTTAACGCCTCCTTTAATACTTTTTGTATTTCCAAGTACGCCATAGCCACTGCCGCAGGGCTATCTATAGTGTCACCTTGGACAGTAACTACTGGGTAGCCATCCTCACCTTGGTAAATTGTTACTATCATTTGCCCTCCAATTTGAT